GTAAAGCGCAGATGGTTGCCAAGCAATATAAAGCAAAAGGTGGAGGATACAAATCGTGAGAAGATATATAAAAAGATTGTGGTGTGCGATTATCAATCGTAAATGTCACCCAGATTGTGATTGTTGTTAAGTAGATGAAAGCACCACAGAAGTCATTGAAGAAGTGGGGTGATCAGAAATGGCGTACCAAGAGTGGTAAGCCTAGTGCTAAGACTGGGGAGCGTTATCTCCCTGATAAGGCTATTAAGTCTCTTAGCAGCAGTGAGTATGCCGCTACAACCAGAGCTAAACGAAAAGGCACGAAGGCAGGTAAGCAGCATGTACCTCAACCTAAAAAAGTCGCAACCAAAGTAAGAAAGTACAGGACATAATGGCAAAAGGTGTTAAACATTATTTTAAGGACGGTACTGAGCATAAAGGCGCAATGCATAAAATGCCTAATGGTCAAGCACACTCAGGTAAAACACACGGTAAAAATAGTAAACAATTGTTTCATCTTAATGATCTAAGTGAAGCAGCAAAGAAAAAAGCAAAGGGAAAGAAGAAATGAAAAAGATGAATGAGGGAATGAAAGCTTTGAAGAAGGAAGCTCCTGGTGTAGCTAAGAAGATGGGTTACATGTATGGCGGTATGTCTTCTGGTAAGAAGAAAGACATGGGTATGATGGACGGTGGTATGTCCTCCAAAAAGAAGATGGGCTATTCAGTTGGCGGTATGGCTAACTGTGGAGCCTCTATGAAAGCAGAACGTCCAATGAAGAAAAGTAAGTAATGGCTAAATTTTATGAACAGTACAGAGATGTACTAGAAGCTAACGGCTACACTGTTGAAGAAAGTGGCTGTGTTCGTGACTCTATGGGAAACCAATCAGCAGCAGAAGATGCCTACGGCAATGTTCAATGCAAAGATCCTAACGTAACTGAGTTGTGTAGACAAGCAGAAGCTAAACCTGCAGCAAAGAAGAAAGCAGTAAAGAAAGCAGAGCCTGTTGTACAAGACGATGAGATGGAAGAAGTAGAGGTACGTGCTCGTAACGATAAGGGTCACTACATCAAAGACGATCCTGATACGCCAGAGAACGAAGCTTGGACAACTAAGATGGTTAAGAAAGTCAAAGGGAAGTCATAACGGCTATTCCGTATTGTCTCTACTAACCTAACAACATTTATGTATAACTATGTATGCCCAAAAAGAAATGGGTTAACATAAGGATAATACATAAAATGATAAGACAATTATTTAACAGGATAATACAAGCAAGGACAGAATCAGCTAGACGTAGAATTGCACGTTTGCAACTTTACAAAATGACTGACAGAGAGCTACAAGACTTAGGTATTAACAGGTATGATATAGAGAGAGTTATACTAACAGGTAAAGCTCTTTGAAAAATACAATTAGTTCTTTAATGCTACTAGGAGTACTTTTGGAGGAGGCTCGTGGACCCAGTAACAATCATCGGTGGTGCAACCGTAGCTTTCAATGCGTTGAAGAAAGGCTTTCAAGTAGGTAAAGACCTACAAGCTATGTCAGGACAGTTGACCCAATGGGCAGGTTGCATGAGTGATCTAGCCTACGCTGAACAGAAAAACAAGAACCCTCCTTGGTGGAAAGCATTGAATGGGGGTTCTGTTGAAGCAGATGCCTTAGCTATATTTACTGCTAAAAGAAAAGCAGATTCTATGAGGCAAGAGTTAAAAGACTGGATTAGCTTTAGTATGGGGCCATCTGCTTGGGATGAGCTTGTAGCTACTGAAGGTAAGATACGCAAACAAAAGAAAGAACAAGAATACCGTAAAGCTGAAATGCAAGAAGCTATTATAACTTGGGGCGTAACAGGTTTGCTTTTAACTGTAGGCTTTAGTGTATTCGGATTTGTAATTTACATGGTGGCATAAATGGCTAGAAACCTAACAGAAAAACAACAGAAGTTCCTTGAAGTCTTGTTTGAAGAAGCAGGGGGTGATGTTGTACAAGCTAAAAGGCTATCAGGATATGGTGAACAGTCTAGCACTACCGCCATTGTTGAGTCGTTGAAAGATGAGATAGGTGATCGTACACGTAGTTACTTTGCACGTACAGCACCTAAAGCTGCAATGGCTATGGTGGGTGCACTGAGTGATCCAACAGAGCTAGGCATACGAGATAAGATGTCTGCAGCTAAAGACTTGCTTGACAGAGCAGGGCTTGGTAAGGTAGATAGAGTAGACGTATCGTCATCTAGCGGTGGCGTATTTATACTACCATCTAAAGAAGGAACAAACGAATAAGTGTAAACCGTGAATCCCTTGGATATTGGGAACTACCTAGACCACACAAGGGTGCAGAAAGAGACTGGCACATAATAGCTAGAGTAACTAGAACAATACCTTTTGGTTACGAAGTTGATCCAGATAATGATAAAATACTTCAACCTGTCATCACAGAGCTAGAAGCCTTAGAACTTGCAAAGAAACATCTCATGCAGTACTCTTATAGAGAAGTAGCACTGTGGCTAACAAAACAAACAGGTAGATACATATCTGACGCAGGGCTAAAGAAAAGGGTAGACATTGAGCGAAAACGTAAGAAAGCAGCTACAATTAAACGCAAGCTTGCCAAAAGGCTCCAAGAAACGCTACAAGAGATCCAAAAGCTCGAAGAAGAATGTATTGGAGCCTACACAAACAAGTCAAGCGAAGCCAGAGCCTGAAGTACAAGTTGTAGCAGCAGAAGTAAAAGCACCTGAGTTTGATGTTGACCTTGCCCAAGAGGTAGTGTTTAAACCAAACCCAGGGCCACAGACAAGCTTCTTATCCGCATCTGAAAGAGAAGTCTTGTATGGTGGGGCAGCAGGTGGTGGTAAAAGTTTTGCGATGCTTGCTGACCCACTTCACGGTTTGAACGATCCAAACTTTAGTGGTCTACTAGTCCGACATACTACGGAAGAACTTAGGGAACTTATACAGAAGAGTCAAGAACTTTACCCTAAAGCAATACCTGGTATCAAGTGGAGTGAACGTAAGTCACAGTGGATTGCACCTAGAGGTGGCAGACTGTGGATGTCCTACTTAGATAAAGACATGGACGTAACACGCTACCAAGGACAGGCGTTTAATTGGATCGGCTTTGACGAACTTACACAGTGGCCTTCCAGTTATGCTTGGGATTACATGAGATCACGACTTCGTTCAGCATCTAGTTCTCAACTAGGTTTGTACATGAGGGGAACTACTAACCCTGGCGGTAACGGACACCAGTGGGTAAAGAAAATGTTTATTGATCCTGCTCCTGCAGGTGAACCTTTCTGGGCAACGAACATTGAGACAGGTGACACTATAAGATTTCCTAAAGGGCATAGCCGTGAAGGTGAACCCTTATTTAGGCGTAGGTTTATACCTGCTAGTTTGTTTGATAATCCATACCTAGCAGACAGTGGTGACTACGAAGCAATGCTACTATCATTGCCTGAGCACCAGAGAAAGCAGTTACTAGAAGGTAACTGGGATATTAACGAAGGGGCAGCGTTTCCTGAATTTAACAGAAACATACACGTTGTGGAACCTATCGACATACCTAGTGGATGGGCTAAGTTTAGAGCTTGCGACTATGGTTACGGCTCCTACACTGGAGTACTCTGGTTCGCTGTATCACCAAGTGAACAACTGGTTGTTTACAGAGAGCTTTATTGTTCTAAAGTTACAGCTACTGATCTAGCAGATATGATACTAGAGGCAGAGGCTGAAGATGGTACTATAAGATACGGTGTACTAGATTCATCCCTCTGGCATAAAAGAGGTGATACTGGCCCATCACTAGCAGAGCAAATGAACATGAAGGGTTGCCGTTGGCGTCCTTCTGATCGCTCTCGTGGATCTAGGGTTGCAGGTAAGAACGAGATACACCGTAGGTTGCAGGTGGATGAGTTCACCGAAGAGCCAAGGCTTGTGTTCTTTTCCACCTGCACGAATAGCATAGCGCAAATCCCTGCGATTCCGCTAGACAAGAAAAACCCTGAAGATGTGGACACTCACTCTGAAGATCACTTGTATGACGCACTACGTTACGGTATAATGACAAGACCAAGAAGTTCTATATGGGACTATAACCCTGCCACACAAAACTCTGGCTTTCAAATGTCAGACTCTACCTTTGGGTACTAAGAATGAAAACATTTGTAGTTGTAATAAGTATGTGGGGCAGCACTGGAAAAGAGTGGCTATACACAGGTAATCAATATGTTATGCAAGAACTATTTACTAAAGAACAATGCGAACAGATTGTAAAAAACTCTAACTGGGAAAAGTTTGAAACTAACGAGTACTATGGTTTACAATTTGATTGCTTTAATAAGGATGACCGATAATGGCTGAAATAGATGATCTAGCATTTGAGACAGATGATGTAGTAGCAGCAGAGGGGCAAGAAGACACTCTCTTTGAAAATGTAAGCAATGTAGTTACATTTGTAAATGATCGTTTCAAACGTGCAGAGGATGCTCGTAACGCTGATGAAGAACGGTGGCTAAGAGCTTACAGAAATTATCGTGGTGTGTATGGACCAGATGTACAGTTTACTTCTACTGAAAAGTCAAAAGTATTTGTTAAGGTTACTAAGACTAAAACACTAGCAGCATACGGACAAATTGTAGATGTACTATTTGGTAACAATAAGTTCCCTCTTACAATCAACCCATCTGTTTTACCTGACGGTGTAGCTGAGGCTGTTCATATTAACATTGATCCAAATGCTGACAAGGCTATGGATACACTTCGTGATTCATTCACAAAAGAAACGACAAAGCCATACCTTATAGGACCAGACACTGAGTTAAAGCCAGGCGAAACTATGTCTGATCTTAGACGTAAGCTAGGGCCAGTAGAAGATAAAGTAGGTCCAGTATCTGAAAAGATAATAGAAGGTGACGGTAGTACACCCACAAGTGTATCATTTCATCCTGCTATGATAGCAGCCAAGAAGATGGAAAAGAAAATACACGATCAGCTAAACGAAAGTGGTGCATCTAAATACCTACGAAGCATGGCTTTTGAGATGGCGTTGCTAGGCACAGGTGTAATGAAAGGCCCATTCGCTGTAGATAAAGAGTATCCTAACTGGAATGAGGATGGTGAGTATGACCCTCTTATTAAGACTGTACCATCTACTAATCATGTAAGTGTATGGAACTTCTACCCTGACCCTGTTGCTTCCTCTATGGATGATGCAGAGTATGTAATTGAAAGACACAAGATGTCTCGCAATCAGCTACGTGCATTGAAAGGTAGACCTTACTTCATTGATGAAGCTATTGAGAATGCGATAGACTCAGGTCCAGACTATGTGCGTAAGCATTGGGAAATGAAGATGGAGGATGATGACACTGCTCCTACAGATACAGAGCGTTGGCAGGTTCTAGAGTTCTGGGGCTACGTAGATACAGACATCCTAGAAGAGAACGGCATTAAGATACCTGCTGATATGAAGGACTTAGATGAAGTAAGTGCTAACATATGGACAGTTAACGGTAAGGTAGTTCGTTGTGTGCTTAACCCATTCAAACCTGCACGTATTCCTTACTATGCAGTACCCTATGAGCATAACCCCTATAGCTTCTTTGGTGTAGGCATAGCGGAAAACATGGACGATACACAGACCCTAATGAACGGTTTCATGCGAATGGCTGTTGACAATGCTGTATTATCTGGTAATCTTCTGATTGAGATAGACGAAACTAATCTAGTGCCCGGTCAGGACATGAGCGTGTATCCTGGGAAGGTCTTTCGTAGACAGGGCGGTGCGCCTGGACAAGCTATCTTTGGCACTAAGTTTCCAAACGTTGCAGGTGAAAACATGCAGCTATTTGATAAGGCAAGGGTATTAGCAGATGAATCAACTGGTTTCCCATCTTTCGCTCATGGTCAAACAGGCGTTTCGGGTGTGGGTCGTACTGCTTCTGGTATTAGTATGCTTATGTCTGCTGCCAACGGTAGTATCAGGACTGTTGTAAAGAACGTAGATGATTATCTTCTAGCACCTATAGGTAGAGCGTTCTTTGCGTTCAACATGCAGTTTGACTTTGATGAAGGTATACGTGGTGACTTAGAAGTAAAAGCTAACGGTACTGAAAGCCTCATGGCTAACGAAGTACGCAGCCAACGCTTGATGCAATTCTTACAGGTAGCTTCTAACCCAATGTTAGCACCCTTTGCTAAGATGGATTACATTGTACGAGAGATCGCTAAGAGCATGGATCTAGACCCTGACAAAGTTACAAACTCTATGGCAGACGCAGCAATACAAGCTGAGATAATGAAAGCTTTCCAACAACCTATGCCAACACCTGAACAACAACAAGCTCCTCCTGAAGAAGGTGCACCACCTGCAGGTGCAGACGTACAAGACCCGACAGGAGCAGGAGGTGGAAACATAGGTACAGGAACAGCCCCAGTTCCAGGTGAACAAGGATTTAGTAGTAATGTCGCTTAAGGCTTTTGTAAACAATAAAGCAGAGTGGGATTCATTCTGTGAAGAACTAGATATTTTAATTCTTGAGCAACAAAGAAGACTAGAGCAGTCAGAGGTGGCAATAGACTTACATCGTTGCCAAGGTTCAATCTCTACATTACGAAGACTAAAATATTTGAGGGATAAAGTTAATGGCAACAAATGAAGACAAACAGATGGTATTGGCATTCATGGCTGATGAAGTTGATGTAGACCCAGTATCAGGCAATGAAGTACCTCCAGGCTCTTTACCTGAAGAAGTACGAGATGACATTCCTGCACAGCTAAGTGAGGGTGAATATGTAGTACCTGCTGATGTTCTTCGTTTTTATGGCATGAAGTTCTTTGAAGACTTACGAGAAAATGCTAAGATGGAATTAGCTCGTATGGATGCAGAAGGACGCATAGGTGGTCAACCTGTACCTGCTAACGATAATGATCTTACACCTGAAGAAATGGCAGAGCTAGACTCAATTGGTGCTGCAGTAGGTGGCTTCATTACAGGGCAACCTACACAGTCTACAATGCCTGATCCGTACCAACAACAGCAGATGATGTATCAGCAAGGTGCACCTGTTGCTATGGGTAATGCAGGTTATGATGAAGGTGGTGTAGTTAGAGAAAACGATCCTACGCAAGCTGAGTTTGACTTTAATAAATACATGGCAGGTTTTTCTTTTGCTATGCCTAACTCTTTTACTCCTGTCTTGATGTATAAAGAAGGTGAGAACCCTAAGTACGCTACTACTCAAGAAATGTATGAGACAATGTTAACTGGTGGGTGGACTACTAACCTTATACAAACTACAACAGAATCTACAGTAGGTAAAGAGGATGTTGTAAAAGATAATGACCCTGGCATTACAGGTTCTACAGATATATCCTCAATCACTGGGTTACTGAAAGACGAAGACTTAGATAAAACAACTAAAGGTCTTGGCTTGTTATCTGACTTATCTACGGCACTAGCAGGTCAACTAGGAATACCTATAGCTGCACTTATAAATACTCAAGCTGTAGCTAAATACAATGATGCTTTAACAGATCAAAGTAAACGTAAAGGAAGTATCTTGGGTGGCGAAGGTAGTTTGTATGAAGGTCTATCTGATACGGATGGTAAAGAAGGTAAAACTTTTGGTGATACATGGTTAGGAGACTTACTAGGTTTTGATACAGGTGGTCCTGGTATTGAAGAAGGTAGTCCTAACCTAAGAGACTCATTCATGGGTGCACGTAGAGGTGTAGACATGACTCAGCTTAAAGGAAGTAAAGCAAGTAATAAAGATAGCGGTGGTTCAACATATTCACCTAGTAGTTCTTCAGAAGCACAGGGTGATTGGATGAATGCAACAAACGCAGTCAAGGCTGCAGGTAATGATCATCTAGCAAGACATAAAGCTATAAAAGCTCAGTCAGAAGCAAGTAAAGCTTTTACAAAATTAAAGAAACAAGAAACAGCAAATAAAAATGCTGCAACACCTCTAAGTGGAGAAGGCCCACAATAATTCCATATAACTATAAGGCTACCCAGTTTAATTACTGGCCCCAACATAAGGAGAAAACAAAATGGCTGAAGTAGAACAAGTAAAGGTGCATTCCGCATCTGTCACACGTAACCAAGCAAGAATCGACAAGGATGAAGCAGAGCTACGTGAGATACTAAAAGAAGCAGGGTATACACAGGAAGATGAAACCCAAGAAGAAACTGCTGAAGCTGAACCCGATAGCAAAGAGCCTGAAGCTGAACCAGTACAGGCAGAAGGTGATCCCGAACAAAAAGAAGAACCTAAAGCAGAAGCACAAGAAGCAGATGACGATACAGACCTAAGTGCTGAAGAGAAGACTTTCAAGCAACGCTATGGTGACATCAGGCGGCACATGAAAGATAAAGAACAAGAGTGGAAACTCAGGTTCGAGAAGCTAGAGTCACAGCTAGAGTCTGCAACTAAGAATGAGCTTGTACTTCCTAAGTCAGAGAAAGAGATAGAAGCTTGGACTAAGAAGTACCCTGATGTAGCAGGTATAGTAGAGGCTATAGCAGATAAGAAAGCACAGGAGCGTTCCTCCGACATAGACAAGCGACTCAAAGAAGTTGAAGAGCTAAGGGTTACAGCTAAACGTGAGAAAGCAGAAGCTGAACTATCTGTAATGCATCCTGACTTCAATACTATTCGTGCTGATGATACATTCCATGAATGGGCTAAGGAACAGCCTAAGTGGGTACAAGATGCTTTATATGAAAACGTAGATGATGCTAAGTCTGTATCTCGTGTAATAGATTTGTATAAAGCAGACAAAGGTATAACAACTAAGAAGAAGCCTACTGAGGATAAAGGTGCAGCTTCTTCTGTAACAACAAAACGTAGTACGTTACCTAGCGATAATGAAGAGTCTAAGTATATTAGAGAATCTCAGGTAGCTAATATGTCAATCAAAGAATACGAAAAGCGTCAGGAAGAAATAATGGACGCCCAACGTTCAGGAAATTTTATTTATGATATGTCGAGAAAGTAGTTGACAAAATAGATTTCATAAGTAAAACTATGGCATATACACCATAACTGTGTGTATGCTTTAAAAAGCACTAGCCACAAAAAGACTTACCTCAAAGTATAGGCCCAGATCAGACTGGTAGGCCAATTAGTCTGTTAACTGACCACCCTAACACCAAGAGCCTCTTTATAGTGGGTATGTAGTGTAAATTTTCACGCCATATCTATAAGGAGATTTAACTATGGCTATAGCAGTTGCCTCTGGCAAAAGCGGATTTGACGGGAATTTCTCCCCGATTATCTATTCCAAACAAGCACAGATTGCTCTAAGAAAAGCATCTGTTGCAAACGCAATAACTAACAACTCCTATTTCGGAGACATTGCAAACCAAGGTGATGTAGTTCGCATCCAGAAAGAGCCTGACGTAACAGTCAACGCTCTGGAGCGTAAAACTGCAATAAGCGTAGAAGACTTAGATGACTCTGAGTTTTCACTAACCATTGACAAAGCTAACTACTTTGCTTTTAAGATGGATGACATCGAAGATCAATTCTCATCAGTTGATTTCGTTAGCCTAGCTGCAGACAGAGCAGCATACAAAATGGCTGACGCAATGGATGCAGACTTACTTCAGTACATGTCAGGTCACGCTGCAAACGGTGCTATCACTACCTCAGTTTCAGGTACTGCACAGCACCCAACATCAGGTGAGATTAACGGTGAATTTCTAAAGGTTAACCGTTTAGATGCGTCTGACATTGGACACATCACAACATCAGCATCAGGTGGTACAACTGGTGACTCCATTCCTCTAGCTGCACGTCTTCCAGGTGCAACAGCGTTGTCAACATCTGTGACATCTCCGTTGTCTGTGATTGCACGTATGGCTCGTCAGATGGATACAGCAAGTGTAGACTCACGAGGCAGATGGCTTGTAGTTGACCCGGTGTTCATGGAAATCTTAAAAGACGAAGATTCACGTCTATTAAATTCTGACTACGGTGGAGCAGGTCTACAAAACGGACTAGCTGTAAACAACTTACACGGCTTCAGACTTTATGTATCTACAAACTTACCTGCTAAAGGTACAGGCGCAGGTACATCAGGTGCGACTGCACAAGACGATCATTATGGTGTCATCTTAGCAGGTCAGGAAGATGCGGTTGCTTCTGCAGAGCAGATCAACAAAGTTGAAAACTACCGTGATCCAGACTCATTTGCAGACATTGTACGTGGGATGCACCTATATGGAAGGAAAATTCTCCGTCCACAAGCATTGGTATCAGCCGTTTACAACGCTGCTTAATACTAAATATACTGTTGGGCGAGCTATGTCAAGCTTGCCCTTCAGCTTATATAACAGTAGGATAACTCTATGGCTACTTATGTCACACTAGTAAATGAATTGCTAAGACGTATGAACGAGGTAACACTTGATATTGCAGGTGATGGCTTTGATTCTGTAAGAAACGTACAAGCTTTAGCTAAAGACGCAGTAAATAGTAGTATTAGACTTATTCTACAGGATGGTCAGGAGTGGCCTTTCCTCAAAACAACTTTTACACAGACTCTTACTGTGGGTACAAGACAGTATTCTTTCCCTGCAGATTACTCTAGCACAGATTGGGATACATTCTATCTTAAGAAACTAAGCTCAGAAAACAACAGTCCTATGCCTCTAAGTGTAATCTCGTATGAGCAGTACATACAGAATGTACGTTCATCAGATGATACAGGAGATCAGGTTAATGGGGATGGACCTCCTGCTATTGCATATCAAACATTAGGTACTGCTTTCGGTGTTAGCCCTATACCTGATGCAGCATACGAAATAGAGTATGTGTATTGGAAATTTCCTACAGACTTAACTGCGTTTAACGATGTAGCAATTATACCAGATAGATTTAAACATGTAGTTATAGATGGTGCAATGATGTTTATGATGCGTTTCCGTAGCAATGAACAGAGTGCCGCTATGCATCAGAATAACTTTGAAGATGGCATTAAGACAATGCGTAGAGTTTTAATTGATGATACTTTATTTGTACGCTCTACCGTTGTAGGTGACGCAAGGACAAGTTCATTTACTAGTGGTGTATAATGGCTGATAACCTAGCTTCCTTCAAAGTCTTCTGTCAGGGAGGGCTTAACACTAGTAGGGACGTGCTTTCTCAGGGTGAGACACAGCCTGGATCAGCTATATCATTACTTAACTACGAACCTGCTGTTACTGGTGGATACAGAAAGATAAGTGGCTTTGCTAACAATTACGGCACAGTTACAGGCACAGGAAGTGTATTAGGTGTAGCTGTAGCTGACGGTATAAACGATGGCATACTAGCTTGTAGAAAACCTTCATCAGGTAATAACTACTTACATAAATGGAATAACTCTAGTTCAGCTTGGGATGCTGTAACAACTGCAGGTTCACCTACAATGACAGGTGTTACAAAAGTTAGGTTTTCTAGATTTAACTTCGCCACACCAAAGGTTGTACTGACAGATGCCATCAACCCTGCAGCTACCTACGATGGCACAACCTATACTCAGATCACACATAGTAGTGCTCCAACTGACCCAAAGTACTCTGCAATATTTCAAAACCATTTATTCTTAGCAGGTGATCCTGCACATCCGACTAAACTCTTTTTTAGTGCACCACTAGCAGAAACAGACTTTGCAGCAAGTAATGGGGCAGGTGTAATAAATGTAGGATTTCCTATAGTTGCAATTAAATCTTTTAGAAACGAACTGTTTATATTTGGTTCAACTAATATCAAAAAGCTAGGAGGTACTGCCCTAGCTAACTTTGTACTACAAACTGTTACTGATGACTTAGGATGCCTAGCTACAGACAGTGTTATAGAAATTGGTGGTGACTTACTATTCTTGTCTCAGGATGGTCTACGCCCTATCTCAGGTACAGCAAAGATTGGTGACGTTAATCTAGAGACAGTATCAAAAGACATTCAGTCTATCTTTACAGATATTGTATTTGATATTGACCTTGACGGTCTTAATGCTGTAGTACTTAGACAGAAAACACAGTTTAGATACTTCTTCGCAGCAGCAGACTCCCAAGGTATTATAGGTGGCTTTAGACAAACACCTAATGGATTACAGTTTGAGTATAGCCAAATGGTAGGTATTACAGCTACGTGTGCAGCTAGTGGATACATAGGTCAAAACGAAATTATTATACACGGTAACTCTGCAGGTAAAGTACAGCAACAAGAAGTAGGTAATAACTTTGATGGCAATCCTATACTAAGTGTATTTCAGACACCCTTCTATCATATGCAAGACCCAGAGCAACGAAAAGTATTTTACACTGTAGCTACATATCTACGCTCTGAAGGTGATAACTCTATCGTCATGTCGGCTGTGTATGACTATGCAGATGTAGATACACTAAACCCAACTAACTTTAATTTATCTACTGCAGGTGCTGCAGCTTTCTTTAACGAAGCAACATATAATAGTACTGCAATATTTGATGGTAATCCATCTCCAGTACAAAGAACTAATATATCAGGATCAGGTAAATCAGCATCTTTAAAATACGTAACTAATGACACAAGTGCATCACACAGTATCCAAGGTCTAGTGATTACATTTGGAGTAGGAGACAGGTTGTAACATGGCAGGTTATTCAAGACAATCAGCAGCAGA